AGTACTCCAATGTCTTATATTTTTGTCAAGGAGGTTTGAAATGTGTGAACTATGTGAGATTGCACGATGGATCTGGATCTTATTCGGATTTTGTATGGGCCTTCTATTGGCCGCTTTGGTTCTAATTGTGGTGTTGATTATTGACCATATTCAGGAAAGGAGGGAAAATGGCAGTCGAGTTATGGGATCATCAGAAAAAAGTCCTCCCCCTAATTCATAATGGATGCATATTATGGGGTGGCACCGGATCTGGTAAGTCTTTAACTGCCATGGCCTACTTCCATGACCGAGTCTGTGGGATTGATGGCTTGAAAATTCGTGAGAAGCGTGATTTGTATATTATTACCACGGCTAAGAAACGAGATACACTTGACTGGGATGCTGAAGCGTCTCTGTACGGCATAGGCAAGGAAACCTCAGTTCATGACATAGGTTTTGTAGTCGATTCATGGAATAACATACAACGTTATGTTGGGGTTGAGGATGCCTTCTTCATATTCGATGAGCAAAGAGTTATTGGAAGTGGTGTTTGGGTAAAGTCATTTTTGAAGATTGCCAAACATAACCAATGGATTTTGCTTAGCGCCACACCTGGAGATACCTGGATGGATTATGTTCCTGTCTTCATTGCCAATGGATTCTATAAGAATAAGACCGAGTTTCTCAACGCCCATGTGACATTTAAACGCTTTCAAAAGTATCCTATCATTGATCGGTATATTGGAACGAAGACCTTGGAAAGACGACGGTCAGAAGTTTTGGTGGAAATGCCGATGCATAGACATACCACTAGACATGAGGTGGAGTTGCCAGTCGTGTATGACCGGGCTAAATACTCTCAGCTGATTCGAACTCGATTTAATCCATGGACTGATATGCCGATGAAGGATGCCGGTGAACTTTACCGAAGTCTCAGAACGGTGATTAACTCAGATCCTAGCCGAGAAGAAGCAATTGTCAACTTGCTGACGGCATATGAGCATTGTATTATATTCTATTCATACAGTTATGAATTGGACATTTTGCGTCAGGCATCTTGGCGGGCTAAGGTCCCCATATTTGAATTAAATGGCCAAAATCACGACGCTTTGCCAGAGAACGGGGCCTGGGTTTACCTTGTTCAGTATCAGGCTGGAGCTGAAGCATGGAATTGTATTACCTCAAATGTGATCATTTTCTACAGTTTGAACCCCAGTTTTAGGAAAATGGAGCAAGCAAAAGGTCGAATTGATAGAGCAAATACACCTTTTGATGATTTGTATTACTTTATTTTGATGGCGGAAAGTCCAATAGAACAGGCCAATTTTGAAAGTTTGCGGGCCAAAACTGATTTTAATGAACAAAAGTGGGCCAAAAATGTTTGGGAAAATTGAAAAGTGGGCCAAAAATTTGGGGTCATTTTAAAGTTATCCACAGGTTTTTAGGCATTTTTGGTCGATTTTGGCTATTTTTGGCCAAAAAGTGGCCCATTTTCAAAAAAACAGCCCAAAACCTTTTATATTTTATTTTTGACCTTTCAGAACTTGATTTGGTGTAAAATTAATATATAAAAAGGTTTTAGGCATGTTTTTTCAAAAGTGGGCCAAAATCAGCAAAATCTGGTAAATCGCAGGATTTCCAGCCCTTTATATAGAATAAACACTGACAATAGGATATTTCCGATTTTGCGAGCTATCCAATTGCTCTAGTTTTTGCCCGGAAGGAACTCACCATGGCAAAGTTAGAATCAAAAGTCCAAGCTGACTTTATTAAGAAGATTGAGAGGCGCTTTCAAGGATGTATTGTTTTGAAGAACGATGCAACCTATAAACAAGGCGTTCCCGATCTTTTAGTTTTGTATGGTCGTCATTGGGCGGCCGTTGAAATGAAACGCGACGAAGATATGTGTTTTCGTCCAAATCAAGAATGGTATCTTGAACGAATGGGTTCGATGTCATTCTCCGCTTTAGTTTGGCCCGGTTGTGAAGAGGATGTGCTCGATGATATGGCACGCGCATTCGGAGTTGGTAGGCGAACACGCCCTGCTCAGCCCGAGTTACTATCACTGGCTTAATTATAGTGAAGGCAAATTAATTCAGTTCTATCAAAAGAACCGCGCTGCTCAAAGAGGAACCGAACTCCATGAGTTTGCTCAAAGGGCAATTACTCTTGGAATTAAACTTCCTAAAAACCATATTACAATTAATGAGTATGTTAATGATGCAATTGGTTATGGAATGGTTCCTGAACAAGTTCTGTTTTTTAGCCCCCATGCTTTTGGAACAGCTGACGCAATTTCATTCAAGCGAAACTTTTTGAGAATTCATGATTTGAAAACTGGAGAATCTCCGACTTCGATGAACCAACTCAAAATTTATGCCGCTTTCTTTTGTCTTGAGTATGATGTTGTACCTGAGAATATTGATATGGAATTCCGGATTTACCAAAAAAATGAAGTTAAAGCAGAAATTGGCGAGCATAACGAGATTGCTGAAATTATGGAATTGGTTAAACGTTTCGATTGGATCTTAAATGGTCTTGAGTCTGAAAGAGAGGTGTAACGATGACTGAGTCTGATGAACTATATCATTATGGCATTCTACGACGTTCAGGTCGTTACCCTTGGGGCACGAGTGGTTGGGGTGATGGAGGAACAGACACTCCATACGAACGAAGCTCATCCTTCTTTCAAGTTGTTGATGCAATGCGTAAGAGTGGAATGAGTGATACTGATATTGCCCGGTCTCTTGAAATGAAGACTACTGATTTTCGAGCTACTGCATCAATTGCTCGTGAACAAAAGCGTGCCGGTGATACGGCGTTGGCTATTAGACTAAAAGACAAAGGAATGTCAAACACTGCTATTGGCGAACGAATGGGTATTAATGAATCATCAGTTCGTGCACTTCTTAGTAATGCGGTCAAGACTGCAGAATCAAAAGTTGTGGCAACTACGACGGCTCTCAAAGGTGCTCTTGCAAAAACCGGTCTGTTAGATGTAGGTTCCGGTACTGAAGCTTACTTGGGTGTTTCGCAAACACAACTTGAAACAGCATTGGCCGCTTTGCGGGATGAAGGACTAAATGTTTATAACATTAAAGTCAAGCAAATGACAACAGGTAAGTACACCACTCAACGAATTTTAGCTCCCGAGTCTGTTACTTATGGGGAGGTTTATAGAAGTCTCGATAAAATTGGAACTGTTAATTCATATTCCGATGATGGTGGCTCAACCTTTACAAAGGTGAAGTACCCAGAGTCGCTTAGTTCTTCACGAGTAGGGATTAAGTATGGAGATGAAGGCGGTTCCGAAGCAGATGGTATGATCTATATTCGTCCAGGTGTTGAAGATCTTTCACTCGGTTCGTCCAACTATGCTCAAGTTAGAATTCTTGTTGATGGCACACACTATATTAAAGGCGTGGCTGTTTACAAATCGGATCTACCAAATGGTGTAGATGTTCAATTTAATACAAGTAAATCTAACACCGGAACTAAACTGGATGCATTGAAAGAAATTTCAACTGATAAAGACAATCCATTCACAGCATCTATCACTCGTCAAAGTGGTAAAATGAACATTGTGAATGAAGAAGGTGACTGGTCTACTTGGTCACACAATTTGTCATCTCAAGTTCTATCAAAACAATCTGTTAAACTTGCTGAAGAGCAGTTGGGTCTTTCATATTCGATTCGTAAGATTCAATTTGACGAACTTAATGCGCTGACTAATCCTGCTGTTAAATCTAAGTTAATGATTTTATTAGCCGATGATCTCGATGCAAGTGCAGTCAGTTTGAAAGCCGCTGGACTTCCTCGTGAAGCAGCACATGTTATCATTCCTGTCAATTCTTTGAAGGATACTGAAATCTACGCCCCTAACTATCGAGATGGTGAGTCGGTTGTTTTGATTCGGCATCCTCATGGCGGTATCTTTGAGATTCCAGAATTGACAGTTAATAATAAGAATGTTGAAGGTAGAAAACTTCTTAAGCAAGCGCCAGATGCTGTTGGTATTAATGCTTCAATCGCTAAACGTCTTTCAGGTGCAGACTTTGATGGCGATACCGTCTTAGTTATTCCTAATAACAATAAAAAGATTGCTACATCCAAGCCACTTGAAGGACTTAAAAACTTTGACCCCCAGGTTTCTTATCCGGGGTATGAAGGAATGCCTAAACTAAAGCCAGAACAAAAGCAAAAGATGATGGGTCAAGTGACTAATCTAATTGCTGATATGACTATTAAAGGTGCGGACCAATCTGAGTTGGCTCGTGCTGTTCGTCATAGCATGGTTGTTATTGATGCTGAAAAACATAATCTTAATTACAAACAAAGCGAAATAGATAATGGTATCGCTAGTTTGAAGATTAAATATCAAGGCAAAGATGGTCAACCTGGCACTGCTAGATCTGGTGCTTCAACAATTGTGACACGTGCCAAAGGAAGAGTGGATGTTCCAGAAAGAACTCCTCGTTCTTATCGAGAAGGCGGCCCAATTGACCCAACTACTGGTGAGAAAATATACACAGAAACAGGCGCTACTAGAACTAGTCGTTTAGGAACACAAGTTCTTAGAACTACTAAGACTACGAAGATGGCTGAAACTAAAGACGCCAAATCGTTGTCATCTGGTATGCCAATTGAAGAAGTCTATGCAGAATATGCAAATAGAGTGAAGGCATTAGCTAATGCTGCACGAAAAGCAGCAGTCACAGTTAAACCCACCCCCTATTCAAAACAGGCTGCTACTGTGTATGCTAAGGAAGTTGAAACTCTTAGTGCTAAACTAAAGGTTGCTCAAAAGAATGCACCTCTTGAAAGACAGGCCCAATTAAAGGCGACTGTAGAATATAAAAAGAGGATTGCTGCTAATCCTGACATGGAAAAAGATACCGCCTCTAAATTAAGGGCCACCCTTCTAATAGAGGCCCGCATCAAAGTGGGTGCTCAAAGAAAGGCCACCCTTGTAGAGATCACACCCTCTGAGTGGAGTGCTATACAGGCAGGTGCTGTATCAAGTACTAAGTTAAGTCAGATCTTAACACATACTGATTTAGATCAGGTCAAGAAGTATGCTACTCCTAGAGAGAACCCTGTTATGACTAAGGCTATAACATCCCGTGCTAAACAACTACTATCTGCTGGCTATACACAGGCAGAGGTAGCAGATGTATTAGGCATACCTGTGTCTACTATTGTCAGTGCAATGAATAGGTAGGCATACATACTATGTACATGTACTGTGTATACATACTACTACATTGAAAGGAGTTAGTACTATGCCTATGTTAAGTACAATAGATAACCCTTTCAATCCATACACTAACTATGATCAATGGGATGCATACGATAGAGGACATGGGTACCACACTAGTGCTTACCTATCAAGAGTACTAGCCTCCCTCCCCTCCCCCCCTCCCCCCCTCCCCCCTCCCACCCTAGGGGAGGCTATAGAGGTTGTTCTCAGGCAGAACGTTGGAGGAATTTATGTTAAAATTTTTGAAAAAAAATAAATTTTGGAATTTTTAAGAAAATTTTGAAGTTTACCAAAAAAATTTTAAATAAGTTAATGGGGTAGGGGTAGGGGGAGGGGGTCTCGCAAATTGGCCCCCGCCTATGCATCGCAGCTCCCTCCAAAATTTCTCCGGGGGGATTTTTTAGAGGAACAATCCTAGAAAGGACGGCGGTAAATGTCCGAGAATGTTAATGAAGAGAAGCCGGGAACCGTTCAGGCACTGGATATTCAAGTTGAAACACAACCTGATCCACCTGACCATGTGAACGCGGCCGACATCGAAAAGTTTGAGATTGAGGATGGTGAATGATGGCAACATTTTCTCCACGGACTGATCAGATTCTGCTTACATCAAAGCAGTCATCTCGTAATGGTAAGCAAGTCAATAATGTGATTGTTCACGGCTGGGCAGGAACTAGTCGTTCAGCCACGATCTATACTCTTGTAACCGATGTTAATCGGCAGGCGTCAGTTAACTACATGATTCAGGATGACTGGGTCGGCGGATCTGTTCCCGAAGAGTATCGTGCATGGACTAGTGGTTCAGCAACTTACGATCAACAGGCAATTACTTTTGAGAATGCCAACTCTGGTGGCGCTCCTGAATGGCCTTTTTCAGACGCGACAGTCAACACATTGATTGATATGATCGTTGATGTGGCTCGTCGTTATGGGAAGAATCGAATTGTTCATGGCTGGATGCCACAAGGTTCGTCAACACTTGGCGTCATTGGCCACCGGGAAGTTCCATCGGCCGCCACGGCTTGCCCGCAGTCTCTCTATCCTCGTTTAACTTGGTTAGCAGATACTGCCAATGCAAAGTTAGCTTCTGGTGTTCTGCCGCCTGATCCGGGTAACCCTGAACCGCCGGTTGCTGGGACAACTTACACGGTTGTTCGAGGTGATACACTTTCAGCTATTGCTAAGAAGTTCTCAACTACGGTTGCCGAACTAGTGGCACTGAACAATATTAAGAATCCTAATCTAATTGTGGTTGGGCAGAAGTTAATGGTTCCAGGCTCGAATGCTATCGTTCCACCTGAACCAACGCCACCTCCAACACCTGGAACAATTGGTGTAGGTAGTCGAGTAAAGCTAAATAGTGCAGTTGATTACAATGGTAAGAAACTGGCCGCATTTGTTATGAGTAATGTTTATGTTGTTCAAGAACTACGTGGCGATCGCGCTGTTGTTGGTCCTCAACGAACTGGAGCAGTTACAGCGGCCGTCAAGTTGAGCAATTTAACTGCTGCATAAGTAGATACAAAGTTGTCTAGTAGTATAGTTTAGTCGGGGAAGACTTGGGTCTTGGTGAGTTCCTTTCTCCCAAATCTGGTACTAAACTATACTACTAGATTCTACAATTAACTTTAAGGAGGTGTGATGGCTGGTACAAAGTCAGTCGACGAGTCTTCTCGGCGCCGTGCACCAGCTCGAACGCCTCAAGCTCGTGAAAACCAAATGATAGATTATGCTGTAGATTTGGCTGAACGCCAACTACGTGCTGGTACCGCCTCAGCTCAGGTGATTACTCACTTCTTAAAGTTGGGAACCGAGAGGGAACGCCTCGAACGAGAGAAGATCTCGATGGAGACGGAGATGATTCGAGCCAAAGCCGATGCTCTTGCTGCCGGTGGTCATCTCGAAGAGATCTATACTCAAGCATTGTCTGCCATGAAGTCCTATGCAGGCCAAGAAGAGGAAATGTATGAAGAACCATACTGACCTTATGCTGTATAGAACAATTGAAGAACGATTCGAGTATTTATCTCTTGGGTCAACTGTTGGAGATTCAACATTTGGTTTTGAGAGGTTTCTTAATCAAGACTTTTATCGTTCTTATGAATGGAAACAGATTAGAAAAGTTGTAATTGCTAGAGATAATGGTTTTGATTTAGGAGTTGAAGGTTATCCAGTTGTAACCAACATAATAATTCACCATATGAATCCAATGACTATTCAACAGATTCAAAATGGAAATGAAATTATAGTTGATCCTGAATACTTGATTTCTTGTTCTTTACGAACCCACAACGCAATTCACTATGGCGATGTAAGTTTGCTTCCAAAACTTCCAGTAGTACGAACTATTGGTGACACTCGACTTTGGTAAAGGAGGATTAAATGGATGACGTGATTTTTAGTCAAATCAAGAAGCTTTTAGGCTTTGAAGATGACTATGCAGTCTTTGATATGGACATTTTATTGCACATCAATAGCATTATGTCTACAATTCGGCAAAACACAGCCGATACTTTACCGTTAGTTGAGATTACAAAGAGTACTAAGTGGTCTGAGGTGCTTCCGCCATTAATGGACATTTTAATGGTGAAGACTTTTATGGGATTGAAGCTTCGATTGATCTTTGATCCTCCACCAACATCGTTTGGTATAACAGCAGTACAAGATTTAGCTAAAGAATACGAATGGAGGATCTATGCCCAGCGCGATTATGCAAAACTTAAAGGCTGAAGAGTTCCTAGAGCATCATGGTGTCATGGGAATGCACTGGGGTGTACGACATGATCCGAATCGTATTCGGACTGGTCGAGTAACTCCACCACGGCAAGCTCCAGGAACAGAACGTAAGATTAGTTCACGAGTTGCCAATATTAAGTATAACCGGATTCCGGATTATAAGAAGGCATCTAATACCGATCTTAAGAAGGCGGTGGCTCGATTAAGTCTTGAGAAACAATATAAGGACTTAACAACCCATAACAATTTGACCTATGGACAGATTATGGGTATGATCAATACTGGTGTTTCAACAGGTAAGAAGATTCATCGTGCGGTCAAGGTTGTTCAGGCAGCTAAAGTAGCGGCTAAGGTTGCTACGACTGTGGCTGCTGTTTAGGGGCATTATGACTCTATCTAATACAGCCACGCCCATTTATTATGGGCAATTTCGAGATCGTGTTCTTTCTGGAGAAATTCCAGTTAGCAAAGAAATCTCCATGGAAATGAATCGGATAGACGCATTGATTGCTGATCCTAATTATTTCTATGATGACATGGCTGTGGAAGGATACGTTAAGTATTGTGAGCGAGAACTAACTCTAACTGATGGTTCTGATTTACATTTACTTGAGTCATTTAAACTCTGGGCTGAAGAGATCTTTGGTTGGTATTACTTTATGGAGAAATCTATCTATGTACCAACTAAAGATAATCACGGAGGCCACTATGAACGTCGTTATGTTAAGAAACGTTTGACGACTAAGCAATACCTGATCGTGGCCAGAGGCGCAGCCAAGTCCATGTACTCTTCGACCATCCAATCCTACTTCCTGAACATTGACACCACAACGACTCATCAAATCACGACTGCTCCAACCATGAAGCAAGCCGATGAAGTGATGTCTCCAATTCGAACAGCGATTACCCGATCTCGGGGGCCACTGTTCAAGTTTTTAACTGAAGGTTCTATCAATAATACAACGGGGTCTAGGACTCTACGAGTGAAGTTAGCATCGACTAAAAAAGGTATCGAGAACTTTCTTACTGGAAGTTTACTTGAAGTTAGACCTATGTCGATTGATAAACTCCAAGGACTTCGTCCAAAGATCTCAACTATTGATGAATGGCTTTCTGGAGATATTAGAGAAGATGTTGTTGGTGCTGTTGAACAAGGAGCAACAAAGTTAAATGACTATTTGATTGTCGCAACAAGTTCTGAAGGAACTGTTCGGAATGGTTCTGGAGATACCATCAAAATGGAATTGAATTCGATACTTAAGGGTGACTACTATGCGCCACACATTTCGATATTCTATTACAAACTTGATGACGTTGCAGAAGTAGCTGATCCAGCTATGTGGCCAAAAGCAAATCCCAATATTGGCCTGACTGTTAGTTATGATGCCTACCAACAAGACGTTGAAAGAGCTGAAAAAGCACCTTCAACTCGGAATGACATTTTAGCAAAGCGGTTTGGAATTCCGTTGGAAGGTTATACCTACTTCTTCACCTATGAAGAGACGCTACCTAAGGCCAGACAAACGTTCTGGAATCTGCCATGTTCTCTCGGTGCAGACCTCTCGCAAGGCGACGACTTCTGTGCGTTTACATTTCTTTTTCCACTTCAAGGTCAAAGATTTGGGATTAAGACTCGGAGTTACATTACGCAACTTACATTGTCTAAATTACCAGCTGGTGCTCATCAAAAGTATGAAGAGTTTATCCAGGAAGGCTCACTCCAGATAATGGATGGTGCAGTCTTGAACATGATGGAGGTTTATGATGATCTCGATAAATTCATTATTGACAGCAAGTATGATGTTAGAACCTTCGGTTTTGATCCGTATAATGCTAAAGAATTTGTTGAACGTTGGGAACGTGAGAATGGGGCATATGGCATAGAAAAGGTGATTCAAGGCGCTAGGACGGAGTCGGTTCCGCTTGGCGAGATTAAAACACTCAGTGAACAAGGCTGGTTGTTGTTTGATCAAAGTTTAATGTCATTTGCGATGGGTAATGCTATTACGATGGAAGATACTAACGGGAATCGTAAGCTTGTTAAGAAACGCCAAGATCAAAAGATTGATAATGTGGCTGCTTTAATTGATGCTTATGTAGCTTTTAAGGTAAATCCTGATGCATTTGAGTAATTATATTCATGAAAGGAGGTACAATGGGCTTTGGAGATAGAGTTCGAAGCGCCTGGAACGCCTTTAGGTTCCGAGATAAGGACGTTGGTTATATAGATTATGTTCGTGAAACATATTCTAGGCCAGCATCTTATGGTTCGATGCCTTTTAGGCAAGGCGCAACAACAATCATGGGCGATAAGTCACTTGTTACCGCCATTCTTAACCGAATTGCGATTGATGCATCAATGGTGGACATTCGCCATATTCGTGTAGACGATGATGGTAACTATCTTGAGGATATTTCAAGTGGATTGAACAATTGTTTGACTGTTCGAGCTAATATTGATCAAGCAGCGACTGCCTTTAGACAAGACATGGTATTTGGTATGCTAACAAAGGGCGCTATAGCTATTGTGCCGGTTGATACAACTTTAGATCCAACATTTACTCAAGCGTTTGATGTGAAATCATTGCGAGTTGGTGAGATTAGGACATGGTATCCAAAATCAGTCGAAGTTGCTTTGTATAATGATCACAATGGTTTAGTTGAGAACATTATATTACCGAAGAACTTTGTAGCAATTGTCTATAATCCGCTTTATGCTGTAATGAACGAGCCAAACTCGACCTTATCAAGACTTAAGCGAAAGCTTAGCCAACTAGATATGGTCGATTCGCAGGCGGCATCTGGTAAATTGGATTTGATTATCCAACTTCCGTATACTATTAAGTCTGATGCTCGGAAAGAGATGGCTCAACAGCGTACAAAAGATATTGAGATGCAGTTGAAGGGTTCGGCTTATGGTATTGCCTATGCAGATGCTACTGAGAAGATTACTCAGCTTAACCGTCCTGCTGAAAACCAATTAAAAGCACAAGTTGATGGTCTTACCACACAACTTTATGCACAATTGGGTGTCACAGATGCGGTTATGAATGGTACTGCCAATGAAGAGGCAATGCTCAACTATAACAATCGAACAATTAAACCGATTCTGAGGGCAATCGTTGAGGCTATGGGTTCCATATTCTTAAGCCAGACTGCTCAAACACAGAATCAAGCAATAGACTTCTTCATTGATCCGTTTGAACTAATGCCAATTAGTGCTATTGCGGAAATTGCTGATAAGTTTACTCGAAATGAAATAATGGTGAGTAACGAAATCAGAGCAAAGATGAGGATGAAGCCAAGGCCCGAGCCAACGGCTAACGAATTAAGGAATAAGAATTTACCAGTAGGTGGATTGGCCCCACAAATGGGTCCAGCGCCAGTGGTGGATGCGAACCAACCAGAAGGAGGTATAAATAGTGCCAACAGTCAAGAGCAAGCCTGATTTCTCAGGGTATGTTACAGTTTATGGTGTTAAATGTACCGATGGACGCACACTTTTGAAGGGAGCATTCGCCCACCAGAACGGCGCTAAACTTCCTTTAGTTTGGGCTCATCAGCACGATTCTCCAGAAAATATTTTGGGATATGTTGCTATCGAACATCGCGATAAAGGCGAGTACGGTTACGCATATTTCAATAACTCCGTCAAGGCTACTGCAGCGAAAGAGGCAGTTTTGCACGGGGATCTGGATTCTATGTCCATATTTGCTAACGGCCTCGATCAACAGGGTTCAATGGTAAAGCATGGGAACATCCGAGAAGTGTCTTTGGTTTTGGCGGGAGCCAATCCAGGGGCATTGATTGATAACATCACGATTCAACATGGCGATGAAACCGACATTATTGATGACGAAGCTATCATTTACTCAGGGGAAACCTTGGAACACGCCGAGGATGATCCCGAAACCGAAGAGAAAGTTGAGGAGACCGAAGTGGACCCTAAGGACAAACCCGCTGAGGACAAAAAGCAAGAAGATACAGTACAACATTCCGCAACAACGGTCGACGACAATACAACGGTTGGCGATATTTTTGATGGTATGTCAGAAGAGCAGAAGAACGTGGTCTACTTCATGGTAGATCAGGCCCTTCAGCAAGGAACAACGGCCCAACATAGTGAAGGAGAAAGTATGGACCACAACGTATTTGAAGGTAATGGCGCTGGTTCTTCTAAAACTGCGTTGACGCATGACCAGATGCAGACAGTCATCAGTGACTGGAAGCAGGGTGGTTCGTTGAAGCAAGCCTTCTTGGCACATGCCACTGAGTTTGGCATTGAGAACATCGAGGTTTTGTTCCCCGATGCGAAGAACGTTGCTAATGAGCCTTCGCTCGTTGCACGTCGTAAGGAGTGGGTGGCTGGCGTTCTCGCTGGTGTCCGTAAGTCTCCGTTCAACCGGATTCGTTCAACTTCTGCGGATCTTACCTTTGATGAAGCCCGGGCTAAGGGTTATATCAAGGGTAATCTGAAGAAGGAAGAGTTCTTCCCGGTTGCCAAGCGTGAGACCACGCCTCAGACTGTCTACAAGAAGCAGAAGTTGGATAAGGATGATATCGAGGATATCACTGATTTCGACGTCGTCGCCTTCATCAAGGCTGAGATGCGTGTTATGCTGGATGAGGAAGTTGCCCGTGCAATCCTTATCGGTGATGGCCGCGCTGCTGATGATGATGACAAGATTCGTGAAGATAAGATTCGCCCAATTGCGACGGATAATGATTTCTACACGACGTCTGTCAATGTTCCAGCTGATATGACGGACAAGTTTAATGTTGGGGAGAACATCATTGACGCTATTCTTGACGCTCGCCCGTTGATTAGGGCTGCCGGTGTTCCGACGCTCTACACCACGCAACAGGTTATCACTCGGATGCTTCAGGCGAAGGATTCGATTGGTCGTCGAGTTTATGCTAACCTTGGTGAAGTTGCTTCACTACTTGGTTTGGCCGCGATTACGCCGGTTGAGGTTATGGAGTCTGATACCAGCCTTATGGGTTTGGTTGTCAATCTTGGCAATTATACGGTTGGTTCTAACCGTGGAGGCCAGATTGGTATGTTCGACGACTTTGACATCGACTATAACCAGTTCAAGTATCTGCTTGAGACGCGTCTCTGCGGAGCCTTGACCGAGCCTAAGGCTGCTTTGGCTTTGAAGTTGACAGCCCCCGAGCCTCCGACGAGTGGTTAGTAGGTGATATCTATTGACTAGGTTCTACGGAGTTATCGGTTATGCTGAATCCGTAGAGACTGCTCCCGGGGTTTGGACTGAAGAGATTCATGAAACTAACTATTATGGTGATGTTATCATGCCCTCTCGAAAGTTCGACCCTGGGAGCGACGTCAATGGAAACATAACCACCTATAATCAGATATCGGTTCTGGCTGATCAAAATCTTATGAAGCATTTCTTTAAGATTCGATATGTTGTTTGGAACTCGGTCAAATGGACAGTAACTGGTATTGACTTGAAACCCCCACGCTTAGTAATGCGACTAGGAGGGATGTATAATGACGGACAACCGTTTGATATTACATCAGAGATTAGTTGACATTTTAGGAAGTAAGGAAGTATATTTTCAAGCACCAGTAAACATCCGAATGTCTTATCCAGCAATTGTTTATCAATTGTATGATATTCGAACAAAGAAAGCTGATAATAGGACTTACAATAAAATGAAGCGTTATCAAATTACGTATATTACAAAAGACCCTGATTCTGAAGTCATTGACAAGATTGAGGCTATGCTCTATACGTCATTTGATCGTTTCTTTGTTGTTGAACAGCTAAATCACTACAACTATACCACTTATATTTAGGAGAAAACACTATGGCCAAATTAGTTTGGGATAATGCGGGTGAACGGTTGTTTGAGACGGGCGTCGATCAAGGCGTACTATTCGTCCCAGATACAACTGGAGCCTACAACAAGGGCGTTGCCTGGAATGGTCTTACGACTGTTACAGAATCGCCATCAGGTGCTGAGGCCAATCCTCAGTATGCTGATAATATCAAGTACTTGAACCTGATTTCAGCCGAACTCTTCGGCGGGACAATCGAGGCATTCACGTATCCTGACGAGTTCATGGCGTGCGATGGTTCGGCGAGTCCTTCCGTTGGTGTTAGCGTTGGTCAACAGACTAGGAAGCCTTTCGGGTTCTCCTATCGGACCAAGGTTGGCAATGACACGGTTGGTCAGGACTTCGGGTATAAGATTCATTTGATCTATAACGCTATGGCTGCTCCTTCGGAGCGGGCTAATGCTACGATCAATGATTCACCCGCAGCTGTTAACTTCAGCTGGGCTATCACGACTACTCCTGTGGCCGTGACTGGGTTTGGCCCGACTTCACACCTGGTCATTGACTCCACAAAGGTCGATGCGGCGCAATTGGCTATCTTTGAGGCAGCACTGTATGGTTCTGCTTCACTGGAAGCCAAGATGCCAATGCCAGATGAGGTCATTGCAATGTTTGCACAGGCCTAAATCTAGGGAGAAGAGAAAGGAAGTCAGAGAATGCTTACAATTAGTATCGGTGAAACCGAAATGTTCAACGAATCAACTGGAGAATTTGTTGAAGTTTTTGGAACCAAAGTTCAGTTGGAGCATTCTCTGGCTTCGCTTTCAAAATGGGAGTCAAAATTTAAAACCTCATTTCTCAATCATAAAGACTGGACGGGTGAGGAATCGAAATATTACATTGAATGTATGATTCTTGGGGAAGTTTCTCCAGAAGTACTTCAAATGTTAACAAATGACAATTATCTTGAAATTCAACGTTACATAGATGACCCTTATGTTGCCACTACATTTGGCAAAGATCCTCAAAGTGGAGGACCAGTTCGAGAAATTATCACTGCCGAAATCATCTATTATTGGATGTTTGGAGTAGGCTTACCCCTTGAATGTGAGAATTGGAACTTAAACAAGCTTATGGCGGTTATTAAAACCATTAACCTTAAGACAAATACTAAGAAAATGTCTCGAAAAGACGTTTTAGCGCAAAACAATCAAATAAATGCCCAACGGAGGCTACAATTCGGTACTAGTGGATAGGATTGACATGGCTAATAACATATGGTCCGATCCTGTGGACCGAATCTATGAGTATGGCATCGACCGCGGTGTGCTTTACATCGGTGATGTTGGTTATGCTTGGAATGGTTTAACTAAAGTTGATGAATCCCCAGATGGTGGTGACATTGGCGAAGTTTTTCGCGATGGGCGCAAGTATGCTATGTTGGCTTCTCGTGAAGAATTAGGTGGTACAATCAGTGCTTTTAGTTATCCACCTGAGTTTGAATGGGCTTTAGGCTTCATTAAGAGGGGTTGGGGTCTTCAACTGGCCGAGCAAAATAAGGGTATGTTTTCGATGTCCTATCGCACCATGATTGGGAATGCGGTTAACCCTAAGTTTGGCTATAAACTCCATATTCTCTATGGTTGTATGGTTAGTTCATCAACTGTGGCTAATGCAACGGTTAATGAGTCGGCCTCACTTGTTGAATACTCGTGGGGTTTAAAGACGCTTCAGCAAAATTTCCAAGGGATTGATACTTTCGGAGTTTTGCAACAGTTGACAACTGCTCATATTATGATTAATACAACTTTAACCCATTCGGCTACTGGAATTGCAGAAATTGAGAAGATTTTATATGGTGAAGGCTCTGTCGGGCCACGTTTAATCACTTTTGAAGAACTTATGAAATGGCTTCAAACTATGACACCACCTGCGCCTTATCGTGTCACACCAAATAGCAATACGATTGCTATTCCTCAGGTTCCTAATATTACATATTGGGGCCGAATTGGTGATACAGCAGATTGGTTCCAGTTAACTGATTTTATTACAATCTTGGCGTTCCCTGCCGGTATGCTTTACAACATCGAAGCGAGAATTCCACCCGACTTTACGATGGAACCAGGAGTTCCTACGTCATGGTCATTTGGTTATATTTAGATAAGGAGTGATCATGGCTACAAGCCCAACTCTTGTAATTTTGAATGCAAATGGTATTCTGCCAACCGTAAATGGCGGAACAGGTTTAGATGTTATCGGTGGCAATGGTGTAGCGGGAAAAGTATTTATGTCTAATGCTGCTGTCGCTGCTGGTGCCCCATCATTTCGCTATTTAACAGCGGCAGATGTTCCATTACCTGACTTGAATTTATCTACATCTACAGCTCTTACAGGTATTTTACCGGCTACTAAGGGCGGGGTGGGTACAGCTTATGCGGATACAACCGCATTGATGAAAGCCATATTTTCAAACATGTATCCAGTAGGATCTATTTTACTGAGCACATCCGCTACTAATCCTGGTTCTTACACTTATGGCAGTGGAACTTGGGCGGCTTGGGGTACTGGGCGTGTTCCTGTTGGTATTAATACTGGCGATGCTAACTTCAATACCGTTGAGAAGACTGGCGGCGAAGCCACCCACGTTCTCTCTGTTGCTGAATTAGCGGCGCATAACCATAATCATAGACACTCATTCCCAGGGCCATATCAAGGTGCAAACGGTGTTGGCACATACGGTGGTGGATGGGTGACAAGTAATTATACTGACTATGATGCAACATCTGCGGGGTCAAATGCAGCACACAATAATCTTCAGCCTTTCATAACTTGTTACATGTGGAAACGCACTGCGTGACCTCTAGTTTTGCAAAGCGGCCGATTAGGCCGTTCTTTTCCACATATA